ACCTAGTGGCTGGCGCAACTACTGTGCTCGGTTTACTAGTTTTCGCAGAGGGTTTGGCCTCTACCTCGAAAGAGTCTTTGGTCTCTTCGGAAATCCCAAATTTCTCTGGGAATCTTTGACGTATTTCTTTGTCAATAACGCCATAATAATGATCGGAGCCTATTGCAACTCCTTCACGCTCAAGGCGTCTATGAATTCCCATTGCTAGGAAACTCATATCATCATCACTCCCATACCAGCTGTTTTTGTCCAGCCACGCTTGGGTTTTTGAGTCCAAACGTTGGGGTTGTTGTATTTGTACCTCATTTTCCTGAGATTGTAAAGCTTCTTGTGAAAATTCAGGCCTATACCTTTCTAATTCCTGAGATTTAATTTTAGCTTCAGTTAACTTTTCTTGAGCATTTACTAAAAGCTCAGAATCCCCAGAGTCATAAGCTTCTCTGTAAGACCGTTTAGCATCCTCTAGTTCGCGGCTTATATTTTGTTTATAGCTTGAAACTAAACTTTGCTCACCAGTAGTTAACCTACTCTTAAGTTTTTTGTTTTCTTCAAGGATTTTAGTAGCAAAGTCTACAGCTTCTTGACGTTCTCTATCTGCAGCGTCTTTGGCTCTACGTTCATCGTGGTAGACCTTTTTCATCTGGATTAACTTCTTTTTTACCTCTCCAGAAAACTCTTCTAGGTCATCGTTATCGAGTTCTTCAACAATTTCCTTGGGCATAGGTTCTGCATTTACCTTGTCCTCTACTGGTGTATCGTCTATAACCTCAATTTCAATAGGCTCTAACTCCTCTACTTCTGGAGCTTTATTTTCTAATTCATCTGGGAATTTATATTCCGTCATTTCCATATCTGGCATTATTTTCTCCTTATGCTCTGGTTATGCCACGGGGATCTTGGACTATTCCTTCTACAGAATCGTCATTAATGATCCTAAATTCTCGTCCGTGGATCTTTAATCGTGTGCCAGAGTTTGGTCTGGCTAGAATAAAGTCACCTTCTTTACACCATGGACCAGTTGGGAACCGAGTTGCGTCTTTGTAGCAATCTGGACCCATCTTTACCACAAAGAATACGGTAGAAAGTAGCTCTTCCGTATGCATAACGGAATCAGCTTTGATGATCCCGCTTTCATATTCCTTCTCTTGCTCTGGAATAGCTACCAAAATACGGTATCCAGAAGGCTCAGGAAGGACTTTTGCCTTTTCTTCGTTACTTGCACTAATGTTTACTGCGCCTACAACTTGTGGCTGATTGGGATTTGAGCCAATCAGTATCGTTGTATCACTCATCCGAGTTCTCCATTCTTTTTTTGAGGTCTGTAATGGTTAAACATGCAGACTCAAGACCTCTAATTTGTCCACATGCGTACTTATATTCCTCAAAATTGGTGCAATTTCCCGCTGAAACAGCTTTTTGGAGCATGTCTATGCGTTCTTTGTACTCTCTTAAGAGGTAATCTAAATTTTGATCCACTATCTTTTCCCTGTTTGAGGTTTATTGGCGGCTACAACTGCTTGCATAGTCTTAAGTTCTAGCTCTTGCTGGTCTTTTTGTTGTTTGGACATCAGACTGGCTTGGGCTATACGCTCTTGTGAAGCGATTCTTTCCCGTTCTACCTCCAATCGAGCAGCGGCTTCTGCTGCATCGGATTGGTCTTTCAATGCTTTACGCTGTTCTTCGGCCTGTTTGAGTTGAAGTTCTTGCGCTTGCATTTGAATTACTGGATCTTGGGATGCTTGCTGCGCTTGTTGCGCGGCAACTTCAGTTTTGTTGCGATTTAGCAACATATCAGAAGCTTGGGCTGCCAACTGAGATATTTGTACTTCCATATCTTTTGGCATACCTTCTTCGTTTTCTTCTTCCCCAGTAGGCAATGGAACACCCATCATTTCTTCCATTTGCTTGCGGTATTCAAACGCTAAATGCTGTTGAATATGTGCCATAGCTGCTGCACTAATGGCTTGAGCTTGTGGGTTTTGCCCAACTAAAGCCGCCAGTTTTGGATCTTGCATGGCGTTCATATGCACTTGAATATGTGCTTGATGATCTTGATACAGAAAAGCCTTAACGGGTTTCATATTCAAGATGTTCATATTTTCCGTTACAGGATCTTCTGGCATCTGGTCATCTTCAATCTTTACCAGCTTCTTAGCGTTCTTAATACCCAATACTTCTAACATCTGGCGGTGCAATTGCCCCATGTCATACAGTTGCGGAGCTTGTTGAGCCAACTGAAGAACGGCTTGATATTGGATAATCTTTTGTGCCATGGTTGCAGCATTTGGATCACTAACAGGAATTACGTCACAGTTGTCGTAATCTTCTTGTTTAGCAAAACGATTGCCACTGTCAGGTGTGTAACTGTACTGGTCAGGCGTGTAGTCACGAATGATGTCTTTTAAGAGCTTTAACTCTTGTTTCATCGAATAGTGAACACGAGCCTGAACCGCGGACATCACTTTGAGGGTACGCTCTAAGATTGCCAGAGTAGTACCTACTGGAGTATTTGCTGACATATCAGCAATCTTCATATCTGATGCCGAGGCAAATCTACGTCCTTCTTCTACGATTGTGCCAAGCAAGCTATAGAGGACTTGTGATGGTTCCTTATAGGGTAATGGCAGAATATTGTCTTTTAGAACCCCACTTGGTACATCAACATCTCTAAATTCTCCAGGACTGATCGGGGTGTCATCACCCTTGATTCGCAGTCCACGGGCTTTAAAGCCACCTGGCAAGTTGCTAAGTGTTCCTGCATCAACGAGCTGTCTAATAATAGAAGTTCCAGACTTTGCAAAGGCGCCCACAAGATGAATGAGGCCAAAACAGTAAAAGCCAAAGCCAGGCACATAGCCGTAATGAACGAAATGATTGCGTTTTTGTTTAGTTTCATCTTCAGGTCTCCAGTTTCTACGGATTGCTAAGACTGTTTGACTGCCTTTTTCTACAGTGACAATGTAAGGAAGAGCAATACCAGTTGGTTCGCCATCCTCATCCTCATCTTCAAAGCCTTCAATATCAAGGTTTACTTGAATTTCTAATAACTTATAGCGGTCATCGGAGGTTGCTTGGAACCCCATTTTTTCCGCAATTTTCTTTTCCACTTCATCAAATGCTGTAGAGGGTTCACCTAAATCAACATCGCGGTAGAATCCTGCAACCTGCAGTTTGCGTAACTCATTCTCAGTCTTACGCATAACGTGAGTAACACGCTCTGCGCTTTGTAAGTCGGATGCGCCATAAGGAACAATCAAATCTTCCGCTGGAACAAATAAGGCTACTTGGCGGTTCAATGATGGATCAAAGTAGACTTTCTTAAAAGCGTTACCTGAAAGGCCCAAACCCCAGCACATACGCTCATGCTCTGGACGATACTCAGGCATCTTCTCGGTAATCTGGTAATTCATGTCTTTTTGAACGCGATCAGCAGAAGCCATAATCTCTGGCGTTTCTTTACCAACAATGACGGTTTTTACTGGACCCGCTGGAGGCAAGGTTTCCATAACAGTCTCGGCTTGGAACTTGACTAAGGCTTCAGACAATAAGGGATGGTACACGCCACAAGCGCCTTCCCATGGCTCAGATCGGATTTCAATCTTCATTCCTAATAGCTCAATGCCATCGGTATAGGTTTGCATCCATTCTTTACGGGAACTAACGTCACCTTCTACATCACCTAGAAGATCGTTGCACATCTGGGATAAATACCCTTTATCTAGGTACTCGGCAAGGTTGGCATCAAAGTCATCAGCAGTTTCTTCTTCTGGCTCTAATAAAATTTCCATCCCATCAATGCCAATCATGACGGATTCTGGATCTTCGATCTCAATATCGATTGGTTCCATGTTGGCAGAAGCTGCCTCAAGACCTTCGGGTAATTTGTATAATGCTTTATCTATTGCCATAATATTTCCTTAGTAGTAACCAACTGTCCTTTTAGACTTAAAGTATTGAATTTCATCTGGTTCGTCTGACTGTAATCGAATGAACCCACCTTTTCTAAAACGTAAAAGTGCTTGGGTTGAAGAGTCAACCAAGTCATCGTGGTCTGAATTGGGGAAAGCTGCCAATTCTTCAATTACTTCCTCTGCCCATCGTTTCCTTGGCGCCCATACTTTCCCTGATGCAAACATGTCTGCTACAGAGTTTACACGGGAGATCTTGTCATTACCACGGGTAGGCGTAAATTCCTGTACTGGTATACCCATGGATCTTAACTCAAAGATCAATGGAGCACCAGAGGCTTTTGCTTCCACAATGAACGCATCGGGTTCCCATTCTTTATACATTTCTAGGGCGCGAGACTTTAATTCTGGAAATTCAAGCCGTTCTTTAAGGGCATCTAACAGAATAATATTGGCATCGTTAGGATCTTCGTTTACATAAAATACACCCCAAGTCGTGCAAGCAGAGTAGTCTGAACGCTCATTTTTAGTAAAGGCGGTATCCCAAGATTGGATAATAAAATCACAAGCTGGGGGATTTTCTTTGTCCCAGACTTTCCACCATTCGCGTTTAATTAGAGCGCCTTCTTCTGAAGTCGGGTCTTGTTGATACTGCGCTTGCCATTTGGATAATGGCAATTCTTCCCGCAGATTTTCCAGTTCCTTTAAACTCCAAAACTCAGGCCATAAGGGTTTACCTGTAGGCAGGATTGCGGGTAGAGAAATCATATCCCAGACTTCACCGTCTCTATCTATAATGGACTGGCAGATCTTTCCTGTAAGGTCTCTTTTTGCCCAACGCGTCATCACAACGATGATTGAGCCTCCTGGTTGCAGACGCTGCCGTGGTCCAGAGGTATACCATTCAAAGACTTTATCAAAAACTCCAGGGTCTGAAGATGCTAATGCAGCCTCTTGTTCGGAGTGAGGATCATCAATAATCAGAATATCCGCGCCTTTACCTGTTACGGTTCCGCCTACACCAATCGCAAAATAATCTCCGTTTTCATTAGTTGCCCAGCGCCCCGCAGCTTTAGAGTCTGACCGTAGGGATACATTAGGAAAAATCTTAGAATATGTTTCAGAGCCTACTAAGTTTCTGACCTTACGACCAAAACCTACGGCTAGTTCTGCGGTGTTAGAACATTGGATAATTTTTCTGTCAGGGTATTTACCAAGATACCAGGCGGGTAGTAGGTAGCTGGCAAACTCTGACTTAGTATGACGGGGAGGCATATTAATAATAAGCCGTCTAGATTTTCCATTGGCAATGTCCTCAAATTTTTGCGCCATCAGCGCATGGTGCCGTCCATAAATAAAGCCAGGCCAGACAGACTTTACAAAAGACAAAAAGTCCTCCTGCCCAGCTTCTCGTTCCTTGGCCGAATACAAAGATTCCGAAAGCGGCAAGAAAGGTTCTTGCTCTGCTTCTGGCAATAAAGCAATTAACTCTAGAATCAGTTCATCTTGATTCATAGATTCCTCAAACTAATATACGCTGGTCTTATAGATCTGGCTTTCCCCACCACCCCTTTGCATACCCCAATCTCAATTAGGGCGCGCATTTTCCTCGAAACGTTCCCGCGACCCTTCTCGCCAGTTATTCTCATAATGTCATCTATCGTTGGCCCATAGCCAAAGTTTTTCCAATATTCGTCAATGATAAGAAACGTCTCTTTTTGTGCTGGACTCATATTACTATCTCTACTTCAGCCTGAGTTTCAATCCAAACACGAGCCCCGCAAGACAAAGGCTTATGAGGACTATAAACAACCTTACTATCTCCCTTAATTAAAACCTCTCTGGCATAAGTATTGTCTTTATACGTCTTTACCGTTAGCACAGGATTATCCGTGCCATTCTTAGTATTCTTTTTAATCTCATGTTGATTGACATGAATGATAGTTTTCATAGCTCCATCCTTTGTAAAAAGAACGGAGTAGAATCCCCTACCCAAGCGCCAGCAATATTAAAGTCAAAATACTCAACAGCTTCCTCGTAAGTCATTTCATCCCTGTCCATGAGGATCTCTATTACTTTGTTCTCGTCATAACAAATAGCCTGTATGCCCATCCTTTGAACTACGCCTAAGATAGCTTCATCAAAGCCATCAGCCGTTAATAACTCTGGATACTCTTCTGAAATTTTCATATTAGTGCAACATCCCTGTTCGTTTTAAATGTTCTATCTGATCTTGAGTCTTCTGAATTTCCGCAAAGAACTCATACTCTGCCAGTTCATGAGCAAACTCTAGTGCATTGAACTCCTCAAAGTTTAATTTCCCAGAATCCATCATTGACCTTAGAGTAGCCATATAACGTCTAATCACTTCGATAGTCTCCAAAATATACCCCCTACCCTTTTTCATTTGAAATAGTGACGGGGGGTGTTTCCTGTAAGATTTCCCCATCGTCCTGTACAGAATTTATACCCCCCACCCCCTCTGAATCATCATCTAAAGCATCAGGGTTAATACCTATGGACTCGCAAGTATCTGATTCTAAAGGATTTGTCACTATAACAGGTGTTATAGTGAGATCTTGGAGTAAGTCATTGGAGTCGGATTGTTTGAGTGGAATACTATGCAAAGTTTCTGACTCGGAATTAGTCGATTTTTGGGGGTCGGGGTGTAGTGGGGTCGCGGTTTCGTCAATCGTGAAAGGGTCGGGGGTTTCGTCTTGATCTTGGTTATCTGATAGCTCTATAAGCAAGCTCTCGGCCTTGCGCTTGGCCATATCATTGATAGAGCGCGAGCTAGTGAATGCTAGTCTTAGGCTCTCTAATAGTCGGCCCTTAATATCTTGGCTAGAATGTAAATGTAGGTGCGTCTTAGTCTCAGCGAATAGACTAACCTCGGACATCTTGCCGATTAGCTCCAAGGCCTTCAACTTATTACTAGTCTTTTCCCCTTCGTCAATAGCTATGGTGACTAGATTTTGTATAGCCATTGTTCTTATTTGTGCGGGAATAAGATATTCCCTCGCCTCATTGGCCAGAGTGAACGCCTCGATCATTGATGCTATCTTGGGATTCTTTGCTAGTCGGCTTGCTTGCTCTGCCTGACTTTGTGGTGATGCGCTTGTATTGTAGGATTCTCGGAACGCTTGCGCCTTCGGTTTACCTTCTGCAACCTTGCGCGCAAAGTCTTTTTGTTTCTTGGTTAGTCTGACTTTGTCGGCATTGTGCGCGCCTACAAGGATATTCTCGATAGGCATATTTTTGAGGCCTTCGGTTATTTCTTTGCGGGTTAGCTTAATGGGTTTAGTCATAGGTATTTACTAGGTATTTGCATACCCTAAGTATAGGACAGTTTAGCAAGGTTAGCTATACGGGACAGTT